TGGACATTGCAGCTAATTGCAGTCGTTGTGTCATTACTAGCAGGGAGAAAAAATGGCTGATTGGTTAGATACTTTAGAGAAGTTAGCACCCACTGTTGCGTCAGCCCTTGGTAGTCCTGTAGCGGGAATGGCTGTCGGTGCTCTTGAGTCTGCTTTGGGTATGTCTGGTGATGACGTACAAAAGACTATTGAGACAGGTAAGCTAACTGGTGAGCAAGTAGCGGCCATTCAACAAGCTGAACTTGCGATTAAGGCCAAGGCACAAGAACTAGGCTTAGACTTTGCCAAGCTAGGCAATGAAGACAGAGCCAGTGCTAGGCAAATGCAAACCACTGTCAAAAGCTGGATACCTTCTTTTCTCGCAATTATTGTCACAGTGGGATTCTTCGGAATACTGGTAGGCTTGATGACAGGAAAGATTGAACAAGCTGCTGAAGTCGATATTATGTTAGGTAGCTTAGGTACGGCTTGGACTGGAATCATTGCTTTCTATTTTGGCTCTAGTGCTTCTAGTCAGGCTAAAGATCACATGATTCATAACAGTACGCCTATAAACAAATGAACCTAACACCACACTTTACGCTAGAAGAACTGACGATCACTGAGCACCGTGAGTTAGACAACACGCCTAATGATGAAGCAAAAGCCAATCTAACTCGGCTGGCTGAGTTTCTTGAGCGAGTAAAGGTATTGTTGGGCGGCAAACCGATCATGGTAAATTCCGCTTACCGCTCCATAGCAGTAAACGAAGCAGTAGGTTCTAAAGGTACTAGTCAACACATCTTGGGCTGCGCTGCTGACATACGCGTGCCTGGCATGACGCCTGACGAGGTCTGCAAAGCTGTGATTGGTAGTGACTTGCCTTTTGACCAAATCATCAGAGAGTTCGACAGATGGACTCATGTGTCTGTACCATCACGTTTAGGTGAGCTGCCTCGCGGCCAAGCCTTGATCATAGATCGGTCAGGAACACGTAAATATGAGTGATACAAACCTTTCAGTCGGGCGCGGCGAGAAACAATCCGTTTCCAAAGGGGGAGGTTTAACCGCAAAAGGCAGAGCAAAATATAACCGAGCCACAGGATCAAACCTAAAAGCACCACAAAAATCAGGAGCAAGGCACAGATCATTTTGTGCTCGCTCGAAACACTGGAAAGGTGAGCGGGGGAAGGCCGCGCGTAGACGATGGGGGTGTAGATGAAAGACGGACTGTATGCCAATATCCACCGCAAGAGAGAACGGATAAAACGCGGGTCAAAAGAGCGCATGAGGAAGCCTGGTAGTAAAGGTGCTCCAACGGCTGAAGCATTTCGTAAGTCCAAGCGTACCGCAAAACGGTAAAAAAAACCCCTGGTTTGTTCACAGGGGCTAACGCACGTGCAGTGCGAGAGGAGTAACTACGCTTAGACAATATCATTGCTAAGTTTAGTCATTGTGACAACCAAGTGTGGCCCAAAGTAATCCATAGCCTTGATGGAGAACTTACCCTTAAAGCCATAGTTCTTACCCCAAGTCTTAAATTCATCAAAGTATTCACCAAAGGTATCTGGTGTTACGTAGTTGACGTGGGTAGGGTCTTGGAAGGCTGCTGCATGAGGGAAAGCAGGGGTAGAGGACATGAACGTACCGCCTAGCTTTAATACTCGCCATATCTCACTCATGACGTTTACAAAGGGATATAGACGCACTACACCGCCTTTAGCAGCATCAGTGAGGTATAACTGTCTAGGAATGTGCTCTAAGAAGTCATAGGCCGTTAAGTAATCAAAGCTGTTGTCATCAAACGGTATGGGTTGAATAGCCAGGTCTGCTACCTTGATCAACGGGTTTCCAAAGTCTTGCAGGTCAACACCGTATACAAGGTCAGCAGCAAAAGGGTTACGTGGATTAGGGCCGCAGCCCAGGTCAAGTGCGTTCATCATGGTGCGGGTAACAACTGCCCTTCAAAGCAGTATGTGCCTACGTGTGCCAGTGATACCCAGGGGGCCGCCCAAACTGAGATGCCATTCTTTCTAGCCAGTTTGCAGAAGTAGTAATCCTCAGAAAGTAGTACGCCTGTTTCGTCATCAATAGCTGTGGTGAAGTATTCATAGATACGTTCAGCTTGTAGGCTGTTGGCCAGGTCTGTGACGTTGTTTGTGTAGTAGCCTACCTTGTCCTTTAGCTCCTCGAATACCTGGCGTTTGATCAGCATAAAGCCTGTACCACCGTTGTATATCTCAATAGGTTCGTTGACAGGCACGGTGACGCTACCAGAATAGTTATACAGGTTGACCACGAAAGAACCGGTATGCCACTTCAATTGATCGTTAGGTACGCCATTGTCCATAGCCATCTTGACGGTATCCCAGTTGATCTCTTTCTTGGGATAGATACCGCAGATAATGTCCTTGTCAGCCTCTAGCATCTTAAAGAAGTGATCAGGATGGAAACGTATGTCTGAGTCGATAAAGAGTAGGTGAGTAGCCTCAGAACCCAGGAAGCCATGTGCCATACCGTTACGAGCACGGGTGATCAGAGACTCATTGAACATGAAAGAGAAGGTAATATTGATGCCTCTTTCATGGCATTGCTTTTGTAACAACATGATGGACTGGGTGTAGAAACCCGTACACATTCCCCCGTACATAGGAGTGGCTACAAAGATGTGTGGTTGTTTTTCTTCAGACATAACATTTCCTTATGGTTAGTGTAAGTGGGGCTGCCTGTAACGTCTGCCCCTTAACGTCCTAATCGGTTGCATGGAAGCACTCATACAACTCTAGTACAGGTTCTAGGGGTTGTTCTTAAGCTCGTTTATCGATAAATCGACAACAAGTCTTCTATTTCCTTTCTGATTTCTTCTTTCACTTTTACTTGCCACTTCTCTAACATCTCGAAAAAGCGTTCATCATCTTGCATTTCATCTCGCCATTTTTCGAGCATAGTTTTTAAACGTAGATTGCTTTTTTCAATAAAAAGTTGGTTACTTTCTTCTTCCCAAAGTAGTTTAATTTGTTCGTTCATTCTTCAACTCCGAAATGTTTCAACAAAAATTCTAAATCAGGATGACCTCTATGAAAGGCAGTATCAATACATTCCCGCACAATCAACTCGGCAAATTTTTCTATATCCAATTCACCGCAAACATAATCTTCACCGTCTTCAATCACAATAGCCTGATCGTAAAGTTTAGCAATTCGTTCGTTCATTTGATTTCATTTCCTAGTAGGGCGAGAAAGTCTGACCATTTCATAATAGCCAGGCTTTCTCTCCTGTCAGCACGGCACACCACAATAGGTGTCTGTCCTTCTTTACAAGCAGCTTGAGCTTGGTCTACCCAGTCATAAACAGCAATACCAGCACGCCGCTTACACTCGATAACAAAGCGATCCAGAACAATATCCGCACCACCATCCCTTGTCTGTTCAAGGTTTCGAGCACAGTCCACACCGAGATAGTCAGCCAGATCGTGAACAATATCGCGTTCATAATTCGCTCCCTTGATACGTTGTGATTTAGACATAAAACCTTTATAATCAATAACTTACCTAGAAGGGCACATCACTCTCATACGGTTTAGTGACTTCTTTAGGATAGGACTGTTGGTTCTTATCCTTCCAAGAATCATCCTCGATCTTGAGTAATACGTATTCCTGGGCGTTCTTAGTCATTTTCTTGAACAGAGCAAACTTGAGTTTCTGTCCTTGATAGTTCATCTCACCTTTCCAGTCAGGTTGATTCTCACTGGTCTTTTTGTTTGGCCACATAAATGATGTGCCATCTGCTACTTCAAAGTCTGCCATGTTGTTTCTCCTGTATTAAGTGATACCTAGCATAAGTCTTATTACCTTTAGTCACGGGTTCTGTATGAATGATGTGACCAAGTTCTCTCAAGTCATTGATTCTTGCTGCCAAGCGTGTCGTACCTACCTTGTCTAACGCTTCCAACTGAGTCAATGGCCCTCTCTTTAACAAAGACAATATTTGTTCGTTCTGAGTTATTCCCGTTGCAACCTGTCGTACTCCGCGAACTCGTCCACTGTCATGATCGGGCCTTTCGACTTTGGGAGAGGAGTAGCCTCTACAGGCTCAGGAACGGCTCCTAGAGCGTGTCCAGTAGCTTGTGCTATTACTGCCATCTGTAGAGCGGTAAGTCGGCTCATACAACCCTTATTAGCCGTTTTAAGAGCACGTACCTTCTCTGCCTTTTCTTGAGCACTAAACTTAGCAGATTTCCCAATCTTTTCTACCATCTCGTTGTAGGCAAATATCCATTCTTCCGCATTAGGATGACTGGAATAGGCAGAACCATCTGGTAGCAATAGATCAGCAAAAAAGGTAGGTACAGGCTCAGGCTCAGGCTCTCCTAGTCCTGTTAGATCGCCTTCATCTGGTTGTACGATTACATTGTGTGGCAACTCTACGGGCTTAGGTGTCACGTCACGCATCTTGACTGGCTTGTCATCAAAGTCAGCTACTTCCTCTGGTGTATACGTACCAATCACACAGCCTGGGTAAACCGATCTAATGCCCTCTGAGACTACTCTGGCTCTTAACATGGCTCTAGGATACTTAGACCAGCCAGAGCCAGGCTTATTCAGTCCTGCTTTGGTAGCCTGTTCTATGCTCCAGGACAGCTTGAGCGTACCGCCATTGGGATGTGTGAAGATGCCTGTAACGATCTGATCGGTATAGTCAGTCCAGTCTACCTTGCCACCTGCTTGTTGGAATCTTGCAAGCATAGCGTCTGCTTTGAGTGCAGGTCTGCCCTGGATGATGTGGTAATCCCTAGCTGCTGTGGCAGGGTGTAGACCTTCAGCTTGTGCTACTAGCATTAGGGCTAAGACTTCATTGACGTTCTTCATGCCAAACAGTCCTGACTTAGCAATACTGTCAGCCATCAAGGTCATATCTTGAAACGGAACTAAGTTATTCATCACCTGCCTCCATACGTTCTCTATGTCGCAACATCGAGTCAGCAAAAGAATAAGCATCATGGGCTAAACATTCTTCGTCCACTTCGGTGTAATCATCCGAGAGCTTATTTATAAGGGATTGCATGGCCAGACCTGCAAACCAGTCTCTTAAGTCCATACCAGGTTCTTCTACAAATAGACCTGAGTGTGGGTGTTTATATGAGTGAGGAAAGGCTTTCATTTGACTAAGAACCTCCGTGAACCTCGTTGCTCTACGCAGAACTTCTCATATGTCTCAGGTTGTGCTTGTTGAAATAGCTTGGGGTCAAAGCGTTTGGTAGGCTTGCTTTCCTTCCAAGTGGCTAAAATGCTGCCGTCCATCGTGACTAGCTCACCACATGATTTCATACGGTTCTGTATGGCCACAGTCATTGCGTCCGCAGCTTCCTCTAACTCCTTAATACGCTGCTTAGTAACTCTTAACTGGGCTGCAATCTGCTCTGCTTCCCTGTCTGCCCAGGCCACACCATTCGTCTGCATAGCGTAGACTAGCTTGCACTCTGCTGCGGTCTGAGGCTCAGGGGTAGTACCTGCTACCACATGGCCCCAAAACACAGCCATCTGCTTAGTCAGGTCTTCTTTCATTTCATCGGTGACGGTCATCTCATAGTGTCTGAAGTATTGACCACCAAAGAGAACACAAAGATGTGCTTCACTAGCATTGAGACAGATGGCTTCCTGTATCAATTGACCGCGATCAGCGTCAGGTAGGATCAAGGGGTCATCACTAAACTTATTCATCCTGTTGAGATTGTAATTCTTGATCTCATAAGGGATATAACCGCCCTTGATCTCTTTGACGTAATCAAAATGGGATTGCATCCAGGGTTCACTAGGATGGGTTCCTGTCCAATCAGCTTTGGCTAAGGGATAGCCTAACTTGTCCTCTGCAATACGTGCTATGAAAGGTTCCATCATGTGACCAGCTTGCACTACCTCTACTTGAGATAAGTCCTCTCTTTCAGCTTTACCCTGCTTTTGTAGGATGACGGTGACGGCTTTACCATCTAGTGCCATGCGGGTATCACTTGAGAACCAAGCCTTATTTCTGACTTCATCTGCGAAGTCGGCTCTATCGTTAGCCATTGTTTTGATCCTCCTCTATCTTTGATCGAACAATGTGCATACCAACATCGAAGAAGTGATTAGATACCTTGAGCAAGAAGTCGTTTATTTTGCGTTCACGTAATAATTCTTGTGTTAGGTTTTCTAAATTATCTTTGGATTCCTCTAGCTCTAGTCCTGCGTCATGTAGTTCAGTTAATAAGCTGTCAATAGTTTCTCTGTTTTGCTTAGTCATTTAGATATGCTCCATTAAGAATGAGATTACTTTCCACAAGGTATCGTTTGATTTAGTCAAAAACTCAATTTGATCTTGTGCCTGTTGGAATTGTTCGTTTAACTGTTTCCAGTCTTTCATAGAAGGTTCAGCCATTAGAAGGGTGCTCCTTTGGGTTTCAGGTGCTCTCCGTCTTGATCATCAAACTCCTGATGTCTAGGGTCTTGTGCAGGTTCAAAATAGACTGAGTGAGGGTAGCAAGGGCCATGCTTACGCACGATCTCACAGAACTTGTAATCACGCTCACCGGTTACAAAGTTGATCTCGAATTCATGTCCGCAGCGCGAGAGGGAATGATTGTTAGCAGGGTGAGGGATAAAATGTATGCAATCTACACAGGCGTGTATTGTCATGGTGTGCTCCATTTAGGTTGTTTAGGAAAGGTACTACAGTTAAGAATGTTAATCAGGTTAATAGTGTTAGTCAAGGGGTTTGCAAAATATATTTAAGTGTGTTAGGGTTCGCATGTCTGATTTGGCGGTCAGGCATTGTAGGTGCGGATTGAAACCCTTAGATTTTAAGATAGGGGCGTGTGTGATTAACGCACTGCCCGCACCCAGTGCCGAGATTGCCCACGCCAGGGCCACGCTCCTACCTTAAAGACTAGGGGTTTTTCTTTTGGCGGTCAGATCGTACTGATCGCGTAAGCAATGAGCCGAGATGGGGCTGCTATCAAGAAAACCATACAACGTGGAATCGTTGCGCTGGCTTAGAACTCACGGCGGGGGGTTTAGGAAAATGACCAAGCCTAAACATGGTGAGTATCCCGAAAGGGGCAGGAGTTTCCTCTCTTATCTCTCAATCTTGCTTGGGGGGTAGGGGGGGCTTTAGCAGGAGTTGGTCAGATATATAATCTATATAGGCTTTAGGACTGTCCAGGCGGTTGCGGCGCATAAAGGCACTTGTCCGTTTCCAATGGCTTTAAGTCTGTCCACCCTAGCGGCCACCCCATCAGCCACTCTACCCACGTTGGGTTCAACTGACCACCAACTTGCGCTGCCAATGGCACTTCGTTCCTCTGGTATTCCGATGGTGCTCCACAATCCTTGTGCATTCTCGCTACTGGTGTTGGCCATTTGATCTTCTCCGCATCCATGACCGCCTGATTGTTTGAGTATTGGGCTTGATGTCCCGATTTCCTCTTGG